GATGACCAACACCCACAGTCCACAACCCAGCAGGACATTTATAAGGTTTGGCACGAACTCCCTCGTGATGACGTATTAGCTTGATAGCCTCTTTAGATACTTTCACGTTTCTTTTCCCATGTACGAGAGCCGAAATAGAAACCAATAATAGATGCAGTAATAGCCATTTCTTCAGAACCAAATACTTCTTGAGATGCTACAACAAAGTCTACACCTGACCACATAGCCCAAGCTAATGAGATAAGGTTGATAAGCACTAACTCACCTACAAAGATAAACGCTACTACAGGTCTAACCATAGCGTTCCAATTCTTAACTGTAGGGCTTGCATTTTCTACTAGCTTCTTATCATGGTCGTATAATGCTTCACGTTCTTGTGCGTATGTTTGCACTTCTATTTGGTCTAGCTTAATAGCTTCTATCTTTTCTTGTGATATAAAACCTGCTTTAGCTAATTCTAATTCACGTTCTGTTTGTAGTTTAGCCATTTCTCTTTCATGCTTTTGGTCACCCTTTTGCTGAAAGAAACCTAAAACACTAGGTAAGCCTGAAGTAGCAAAACCTAATATACCTGATAGAATACTTAACATCTATAACTCCTTTGGGTCAAAGCCATACATTTTGGCTACACGTTTTTGTAATTTAAGAAACAAGCCTTTATGACTTGTGTACTGCTCTGTTTTTGGTGAAACTGTATATACAGCCATATGTAATATTTCATGGCAAAGTGTAATTAGCACAGGATATAAATGAGAGTGTCTTGCTACAGAAATAGTAATGACATGCGGTTCACCTTGTTCTGGTGGCTGATATTCACCACAAATACTATCATCATCTACAATAACAAAGTCTACTTTACTTGCCGGTGGTAATTTGTATTCATCAAATATAGGCATCTCTATAATTGCACTATAGAGGTTAGCTATGTTATTTTCTGTAATGAATGTCATTTTGATAATGGGTTCATTGTGCTACGTTTAACAGTATTTAGTTTATCATCCATTGCATTTACGGTTGCTTCTAATTCTTTACGTAGTCCTGATACCATAGCAGAAGTCTCACGTGAGTTAGCAATAGCGTCTGAAGACTTTTCACTAGCTTTCATTATAGACTCAGATAATTGGTATTGTCTTTCGTTTATTGCTTTAACCTGTATTTCTAAACCATTTAACTTAGACTCTATAGGAGCTAAATCTAAACTTTCAACAGCCTCAATTGCCGAAACCATCTTGTTGTAAAAAGTTATCCCTGCGTAAGCTGAGCCAGCTACTATTGGCAATGCTATTAAAATCAACTTCAGAAGTGCCGAGCTGGATAAGCTCAAGCTGAAGGTTTTGATTTTTTCCGAACTCATTGTTTATCTCCGTATCAAATTTGAAAGCATCTGTTAATTCAATTTGCTGTATAATAGGTTTGTTAAGTATTTCTAAAGAAAGGACTATCCCAAAGCCATGTACAAGTTGTTTACCCTTTGGTACGTCAAGTTTAGGACTATCCTTGCTATCATTCTTTTGTTCAGCCTTTGGTGGGTCTTTTGGGCTGTCTTCTTTTGCTTTTGGCTCGCTTTTAGTTTCTTGTTTTGGTTGTTCAACCTCAACAGCAAGAGGACTAGATAGAGGATTTACCTCTGGTGCAACAGCAGGTGGTGGTGCAGGAGGTGGATTATTTACAGGGTTAAGGGGTGAGCTAGGACTAACTGGAGAACTCACGTTGGTGACGTTTGTAGCACTCTTAACACATGTATTATTTGTTTCTACCCATGCTCCCCATACATCATTACCATAAGGGTCAGGACAAGATGAATTTCTTGTTTCTGTAACTGAACCTACATAATCTGGTTGACAGGCTAGTTGTCTAGTTTCAACGCTTGCTTGACACGTTGGAGGGTCTTGCGTGCAATTGTTAGAAGTTTCTGTCCAAGGTGACCAAGAGCTTGAAGAACAACTATAAGTCCTGCTTTGATTAACAGCACCGCTATAATGAGGTAACGTACAAGCTGTGGTTTGATTTTCAACCAAGTCTGAACAAGCAGGTGCTTGATACGCACCGCAAATTGGGTCACTAGGGTTATAAGATACGCACCAATAGTCTTTAAGTGCAATTTCTGGCTCAATGCCATTACATACGAGAGAACCTGGAAGCATATAGCCTTCAGGCGTTGGAGTATAGTTGCAATACCAAGCATAAGCGTTATTTCCTTGTAGAGATAGAAGTAGTAATAGGCTCGTCAGGAACAAGCGGTATCGTGTATGTATCGCCATATAGTTTCTTAAATATAGAAGGGTTACGTTCATACCAGCCACGTTTAGCAGCATCACCTATAGAACCGTTAATAGGGCATGGCGAACCTGACTGTATCATAGCTTCAAATACCCTGTCATCTTGACAAAGTATGGATACTGCTGCAACTTTAAGACCTAAGTCATTAAGAGTTTTAGCTAGTTTAATCCGTTCACAATTAACGTCTTTATAGCCAGAGCCACCACTTAAACCAAACAATGTAGATGATACAGAACCAGTAACAGGTACAATACAAACGTCTTGGCTAAAGGCACTTATAGAAGGGCTAATGGCACTAGGTGGTGGTTGACCTTTGTAATTGATAGTTGTTGTACTATCAGCTTTAGCATCCATAGAAAGTGCTAATAACATACCTATAGACATGCCTACAATTAATGCTACTAAGTTTCTTAGTGACTGCATTATTTCATTCCATTGGTTAGTAGATATACAATAACGAAACCTGCTGTGCCTAATAATATTTGTTCTAAGCGTTTGAGTCTTGCATTGATTTGTTCATAACGTAACGCACAAAGCTCTTCATGCGTATTTAAACGTGATTCTGTGTCTGTCTTGACCATTACAATTCCTTTATTAAATAGGTATATCTATAGTTGTCATTTCATTTTCTTGATTATTGAGTAAGCCTTGATATGGCACAAATGGTGCTGTTCTAGGCGTATATTGTGGAGTAGCAAGCATTTGTTGAGCTTGTGGTGTCATTAAACCATATCTAGCACCAATTCTTGCAGGAGCTAAAAGAGATAATAAAGGAACACCAGTTGCCAAATCAACAACACCTCCAGCACCAGCACCATAGAAATCTAATACTGAAAATGGAGCAGGAGCTTCTGCAACTACTTTTGTTGTCTTAGGGAATGCTTTAGCATACTTACCTACTAATGCTAATTCATCAGTAATAGGCACACCTTGGTCTAATTGTTTAGCTATTTTTTTAGCGTCTATAACTCCTGTTTGTGGGTTTAATGCTTTTTCTACTGTAAATGTTTTAGCTATGTATTTTCTTGCATCTCTAAACTGATTGATAAGTTCTGGTTGACCTAATTTAATAACATGGTTTTCAATTGCTTTTTCTAGTTTATCTGCTTCAGCTAAATATCTATTACCACGTGCTACTTCTTTAGGGTTAGGTTTCATAATGTTAGTACCTGAACGCAAATAAGCACTACCATCACTACGTAACTCTTTTAATCTTTGAATAGCTGTTGCAGCATCCATACTATAAGTATCTGGTATGTCTTGCATAAGTGCATTTTTACCACCTGTTACTTTATTAACACCTGTCACAATATTAGAGAATGGATTTTTATTTCCAAAGCTAATAGTACCTGTTTCTTTAATTGCTTCATAAGCAGGATATACAGATGTTCTAGCATTTTCTAAAACTTCAGATGTTAATGGAGTATCTTCAGGCAAGTCTAAATATCTTTTAGTTAGATTATTTGTAACTTGTTGATTTCTAGCACTAGCTAATTCTTCTGTTTTGAATTTACCAGAAACACCTTCCAAGAAACGACCTGTTTTTGTACCACCTACATCTGTAGGTAATGCAACATAACCAGCATCTCTACCTAGTTTTAATGTCTCATCTCTATTAGCATTTTGTAATTGTTGAGTAGATGGTCCAATAGCTTTAGGTCTAACAAGTCCAGCACCTGCTAAACTACCACCTAAACCAGCTAAAGTTTGAGCAACTGCACCACCACCTAATTCTTGTGTTGCTGCTTGTCCTAATCCACCACCTGTAGCTGCTGCTGCTTGTGTAGGTGCATTTGCAGTAAATGCTTGTTGAATAGTTTTACCTAGTTGTGACACAGGTCTTGCTAATGCTCCAATACCTCCTGTGCCCAATGTGCTTGCTAAAGCCCTTGATGGACCTGCTACCATTCTTTCTGCAGTTGTTTCTGGCTGTGGTAAATTTCTAGTTAAAACTTCTGCCAATGGTCTAGCTTGTAAATTAGATGGCATGATTGCATTTTGCAATGCACGAATAGGTGAAGTAAGAATATCTCCAGTTCCTACAACGCCTTCTGTTAAATAGCGACCTGTTAAACCTAATTGCCTTTTTAATCTGTCACCAACAGAAGGTGATGGTGCTTGAGCAATTGGTTTATCCCATGTAATATCTTGCTGACTAATTGCAGGTGATTCGTCCCAAGTAATGTCATTTGGATTAATCGCCATAACCTATACTCCCATCAGAATATTGGAAAACTGTCTTGCCTGATTTATCTTTACCAGTTCTAACTACTCTTTTTTGTTGTGCTTGTTGTTCTTGTTTAGGCTGTTTTTCTGTTGGGAAGTTAGCATTTAATTTCATGCCTTCTTCAGCTATTCGCCTAGCTTCTGCTTTTTGAGCAATAACTTCAGGTCCTTCATTAATTTGAGGAAAGTATTTAACAATTTCTTGTTGCATTTCTACTGGTCCAATAACAGCACCAGACTCTTTACGTAAGTTAGCTGTTACCCAGTTTTCTTGAGCTTGTCTATATAACTGTCTATTTGTAGATTCTGCCCCTCTTTTTGCAACTCCACCAATTAATGGTATAGAACCTAAAATTTCAGCACCAATTTCAGGTTTGCCAGCTACTTGTTCAATAGTTAATGGTGTTCCATCAGGATTTATAATTGGCTTACCTTGTGCATCTACAGCAGGTTTATTAAATACTTTTGTAGCACCTTCCATACGCTTATAGAATGTTCTAGCTTTTGATTGCTCTTCTGTAGGTGGTTTTGGTTCTTTTTCTGCTACTGTAGGTTTAATAAATCTAAGGTCACCATAATTACCTGTTACTGCAAATTTAGCTAATGACGCTGGAGTAACATCTGATGGATTAACAGTTCCAATATTTGATTTACCTTTTGTAGGTGATTGATAAACTACGTTTCCTGCTTTATCTACTAAAGCACCATCAATGGTATATAATTTATCATCTTTTTGCTCTGATAGTCTTTGTCTATAAAGATTAGTTAAGCCAGCACCATATACATCTTGTGCTGCACCCATACCACCTAATCCTGCTTTAGCTAAATAAGGAACAATACTTCCATAGTTTTCTGTTTGAGGAGTAGCAAAATATGTTAAAGCAGTTCCTAATAACCCAGCTTTAGTGGCTTGATTTCTTAAGTCTTTTTGTTGGTCTGTTGTAAGAATTCCTGTTTGAGAAAAATCAGGAGTCATGAATATATTAGGTAAGCTATCAAAAAGCCCACCGCCTTGATTTGTGTCAAATAATGCCATATTATTATCCTTGATATCCGCCAAAATTAATGTTTCTACCAGCTAGTGGTTGAGGTGTAGTTCTAAGACCTGTTACTCTTCCTGCTACTGATTCTCTACCTGGAAGAATAGGTATTTGACTTAATGGACTAGGTTGCATTTGTGGAGCTTGTGAACCCATGATTTGATTAGATAATACATTAGCACCTACCCTAGATACAAATGGATTTTCTGCTGCATAGTTTTCAAATGGAGCAGTAACACTATTTACAGCATTACCAATTTTGTCAAATGCGTTTAATGGAATAGCACCTGCATTTGTTAATAGACCTGTAGATGGATTAATACTTTGTAATAATCTAGAACCCATTTCACCTGTACTGCCTACAAAGCTAGGAGCAGCCATAGATGCGTTCATAGTAGCACCTTTTAATATATCCCCACCTGCCATAGCATTAGTACCAACGCCATTAAATAAACTTCCTAAAAAATTAGACTTTCCTAATGCTTGACCAAAGCCACCACCAGCTCCACCCATCAATGCACCTGTAAATGGATTTCCACCTGTTAATAAAGATGTACCAGCACCAATGCCAGCACCTATTGTAATTGGGTCACTCATTTTGCACCTTTCATTTTGCCTGTTGCATAGCAAATAGGCTCTAAAATGTTACGATAAATACGACCTAAAATATCACGCTTACCATTACGCATTTCTCTATATACATCTGCTGTACGGTGTCTAGCGATATGCTCTAATGTTTTACGAACTACTTTATTTAAGAAGCCATCTTTCTTAGCAAAGTCTACTAATGGTAAGAATATTGTGTGATATCCTTTTTCAATAACTTTTGCGTTAGGCATTCTTTGTGATTGTAATAGCCATACACGATTACGGAATGGTGCAGTACCATAAAACTCATTCATCATGCTGCATACAATCTTACCTCTTTTAACAGTAGATGTACTTGAGCCTGTAGTTGTCATAGGAACGGGAGCACCATATACTGAACCAAGATAAGCAGATAACTTCTCATATGGTTTTTGTTGCTCAAAGTTGTATCTTTCAATATCAGATTCTAATGCTGCTTGTTTATATTGCTCACCTAATTGACCAGCTTGTAATAGTTGGTTAATGTCAGCATATTCTGATTGAGCTAATTGTGGAGCTGCTAAAGCTGATTGTTGTTGTAAGCCACGCTCTGTTGCATAATTTTGATAAGCTGCCGTACCCGCTTGATTTGCGAGTGCATTAGCTAAATTTTTACCTGCTAAACTTTCTAGTTGCACTTGTGCTCCTGAGCCATAACGACCTGCACCTGCTAAATTACTTCTAGCACCACTAATAGCTTGTTCATAAGCTGTTGTAGCTGCTTCTTGACCTGGTTTTAATGCTGCTGCAAGATAAGGATTAGCACCTAAATATGAACCACCTATTGTACCTGTTTGTTGTGCAACAGCTCCACTTGTTAGAGGGCTTCCTGCCATAGCACGTTTAGTAGCTAAATCTATAGCAGATGTTGTTTGCATGGATGGGTCAACGTATGTTTGACCAGGAAAGTATGTTGGTGTATCGCTTTGATAAAGGTTTTTAGCCTCACCCAAACCATAGGTTACGTATTCTTTTAGCCAAGGTGCGATATCTTGCACTTGAGTTTGAGCTTGAGAGCCACCACCACCTTTGCCCTTGCCACCACCACCATAAAATGTAAATGATTCAACTAGATTCTCTAGCCAATTGTGTAAACCAATCATACTGCCTCCAAAGGTAATTCATAAAATATAAACTTAATTTTGTATCCGTCATTCTTAAAAACTTTACCCCAACCTTTACGACCATAAGACTCTATTGTTTTACAATTAGATTCCTTTGCAAATCGTCTTAATGTGTTTAACATTAAATCTTTCCATTTAGGTAATTCTTTTCCTGCTGTAAAGTGCATCATTAAAGTAGTCATTTGCGGATACTCTATAATTTCTGTTACTACAAAGCCATAAATATCATTGTCTTTATAAGCTATCCAAAGATTTTGCTTATCATTAGTTCTCATCTCATCCTGTATATCTTTAGCACTATATCTGCCATAAGTATATTGGCTTGCTAGTTCTAAATAATCTTCTATAGCTGGAAAAAATAAGTCATAGTCTTTAGGTATCACCAATGAGATAATCATAGCTTATAGACCCATTGTGAAGGTTTAAAGCCTAGTTTGGGAGCTATTTTGTCCCATCCTCTTCTTGGTGAAATAAAGGTAATTTCTGATAAACCTTGTTGCCTTGCTAATTCTTTTGTAGCTTCTAAACCATCTTTAAGCACATTATTATTCATGTTATATGCTGCCCAAACATGTAGTTTATCTTCTAATGTTTGAGTAATGATATATCCGGTAAAGTATTTATTTTCTATAGTTAAGTATAGGTTTGCTCTACCTTCTTTTAAGTCACAATAAGCATCTTCTACAATCCATGTAGAACGACTAGCCATGTCTTCTAAACTTGGTTTTATTTGATTCCAAACTTGTTTTAACTCATTTGGATGTATGTATTTAAACTGCATTAAGCTACTATTATATAACGATATACCTTATTCGTGCCTGTATTTGCAGGATGCGATATAGTAGCTTCACCTTTTGACTGTGCGCTAATATAAGGCTCTGTAAATAAATTAGTTGTAAATGAATTAGCACTTAAATACTGAATAGTAACAATAGCACTTGGTGTTGCAGGTCTAGTAGGGCTTGTTTGTGCTGCTAAATGTTCTATTGTAACGTCTTTGGAAGTAGTAGCCCATGCTAAACTTACATAGTCATCTTTAGCTAGTTCTATATTAAAGTTTAATGATGCAATAAGGTGACCATCTGTGCCACCATGACTATTAGGTACAGAGAATTTACTGTTAGAACCTGCAACGTCTGAATTATTTTTTTTAAACCATACGTCTACGTCTTGTATCGCTACATTGTCATTAGCAAACTGTAAACTAAACTGCACATTATAAAGACCAGAATAGTCTACTTTTATTTTGTATCCATCTACTAAACTTGTGCCTAAAGCGTAGTCTGTAGTATCAAGACTAATGTTTGCTGTAGCTGTTATAGTTGCTACACTTTGGTCAGTCGTATCTTGAAATGCACCGTATGGAAAGTATGCACTAGCTGACGTTTGTGTTTTAGGTTCTAGCCCAATATACGAATTAAAACCTATACGTTCATCATAGATAGTTGTAGATGAAGCACCACCTGCAACTAATGTAATATCACCTGTATTGTTAGACTTACCTTCTACAAGGTTGTTCACAATTTCAGCTACACTTCTAGCATCACCACCTGTCCAAGGTAGTTTACGGTACATATCACGAGCCATTATCTCGTTCCTTGTTCAGAGTAATTTATATCCATACCAATTGCAGATGACCAGTTAGCACCTGTAGGTGTTAAAGCTATTCTATGATAACGACCTGCACTTCTTACAGAACATCTATCTTCTTGGCTTGCTGTGACAGATGAGCCATAAGTAATAGTGTCATCTAACATACGCCTAGAAGCCACAGAAACGCTTGCAGAGCCATTATCTACAGAAGGTCTAATGAGAGTTAAGACAGAGTTATAACCGTATTCTAGGTCGTTAGTAATGATAGAGCCTGTAGCGTTAGCTCCTGTAAATGTAATAATTCTAGTGCCACGAACACCACCGAATAAGAACTTACCGCCTTTATATAGTCTATCGTCTAGTGTAGTTACAAGAGAGTCTACAGTTTTAAGTGCTGCTGCGGATGCTGCCATATCTATGGCTACACCTGTGCCTGAGCCTGCACCTGTAGCTGTAAATAATACGCCTACTGTATTAGCTACTGCACCTATAAGAGTAAAGTCTGTTGAGCCTACTGTTCTAATTGTATAAGACTTACCTACGACAAATGAACCTGCTGTTACGTTGTATGCAGAGTCAAGACCATCTAATGTTGTGCCTGAAGTAGCTAGTGTAGATAAAAAGTCTACATCTGTATCTGCTTCACACCATTTTTGTGTTTCAAAGTTATAGATAAGTAGTGAACGACCACCGGAAATATTGCCATAATTCCAAATCACTAAGTTACGTTCAGGGTCTACTGCTGTTGATATAGAGTCAATATCTGCAATGTTAGCGTTGTTAAAAAAGTATCTGTCTACCTTTTCAGAGCCTATACCATTTAGTGTTTGACCGTTAGTCGCATAGAAACCATCATCTGATAAAAAGTAAGATGTGCCAGAGTATTGTGCTATAGAGTTACCTTCTATACACCCTACGTTACGAGAAATAGTATCAAATTGGAATATAAGCGGTGAACCAATATATGACATTCTGACAATGGCTTTTTCTAGGAATACAATACCAAACTCACCACCTACGATACCTGTAATGTCACCACCGTCAGGGAGTAATTGGAAGTCACTTTGAGAAGTTGCTGTGGTAGTCCAAGTGGTTGCATCATTGATACCTGACCATTGCACTTTATTAGGAGTAGTGCCTGCACCAATATTAGCTGCTACTACGAAATCACGAACTGCTGTAATATATTTAGCGATAGGTGCATCTGAACTTGCGTCTGCAAAAGCTGTAGAACTGTTTACGTCATACGCTTGTATTTTTTCAGAGCCATTAGCGGCAAGTGCTAAATTACCAAACTGTAAGAATTGCCATCTACCAGTTCCTGTATAACCACCTGATTTAGACTCGTCTACTAGAGATAAGTCAGTATTGTCTACTTTAAATAGTTTACTAGCACCACCAGCAAAGATAAATACGTCATTGTCTAGTTTAGCAGCAAATACATTATTAAGTGCTTCTGAAGCTGCACCTGAATAGGTTACTGCTGACTTAAACGGACCATATCCTACAGCCAATGGAATAACGTTATTAGCTTCTGATACAGAGTCTAAAATGCTAGGTTGGTCTGGTAACCATTCTTTAAAAGCTATGCGTTGTGTAGCCATTTAAACTCCTATCGCAATTCAATCCAATGAATTACAGTTCCACCGCCTGATGAAACAACAGAATAAGTTGCTCCAGTTGGAATAATTCCAAAAACTGCTGATGGAAAACCTGAAGTATTACTTGTAGTTTCACCAAAAATTTGAACACCATTTACATTAATTCGTACACTATTTCCAGCAGAAAGACCGTCAACCTGAACGTTAATAGCAATAGGTTTTCCTGTGCTATTAGTATATGTAGTTCCTAATGACCTGCTTCCAATAACGCTTTGCCATGTTTGACCATTACCAATTCCCCCAGTAGGAGTGGCACTTGTCCATGTTGTACCGTTAGATGTTAGTACGTTACCTGAAGTACTAGGAGCTACTAAATTACCTGATAATGCAGAAGCTCCATTACCTAAAATAACAGAGTTAGCTGTAATAGTTGAAGCTCCAGTACCGCCATCTGCAACAGTTAAGTCAGTAATACCTGTAATAGTTCCACCTGTAATGGCAACTGTTGTGGAGTTTTGTGCAGCCATTGTGCCTAATGTACTCCATGTAGGTGTATTACTACCACCTGCTGATACTAATGCTTGACCACTTGCACCTGCAGTTGCATCTAATTGGAAAGCACCTGTCACATTAAGCGTACCTGATGATACTACTTGACCTGATGCAACTAATGTACCTGCTACTGTAAAGGGGTCACCACTAGAACCATCTTGTTGGTTTTTTAATACTGACATTAAGCTACGAATAGCATTGTTTACGTTAGCTGGTGAACAACCTTCAGCAATATTAATATTAGTTATATCTGTATTGTCTGCTGCGGTTGCACTAAACTCTGAAATTTTGGTTTTTGCCATCTTTTATCCTTGTCTTAACCATATGTCTGTACTTGGAGTTGTATCAGTCCAAGTTTCTGTTCCTGCTGTAATTTCTGTCCATGTATCTGTAGAGGGTGATATTGCAGACCATGTTTCTGAACCTGCTGATACTGGTGTCCATGTTTCTGTGCCTGGAGTAACAGGTGTCCAACCTTCACCTTGCCTTGTACCTTTAGCGGTAACTGTTCCTACGCCTTCTACATAAGCAAAAGCTGAATATATAGCGTTAGAACTTGCTGTAACAAAAGCAAACCCATTTATTTGTGCATTACCTGAATTTATTAATCCACCTAATGCTGATACTGTAGCAGTTCCTGTAATAGAACCGCTATCTAGTCTAATTCTGTTATAAGTAATTGTAACTGTAGCATTGGCTGTGATAGAAGCATTAGCATCTATGAGTAATGAACCTAATGCTGTAACTGTACCTGTTGCTGTAATACTTGCTGAAGCTAGTGCAAGTGAACCGCCAGTAGCAGATACTGTAGCTGTTCCTAGTATTGCACCGCTACCAAATGTAGTTCTTGTAGCTAATGCAGATACGTCTGCAAATCCATTTATAACTGCACTACCAAATACTAATGTACCACTTGTATCAACTGTAACTGTTGCAGTAGCGTTAATGCTTGCTGCAGATGTTCTAAAGCGTATGCCTGATGCACTTACGGTTGCGTCTGCTGTAATGGCAGCAGAAGCTGTGACTATATTACCGCTTACTGGTAAAGTACTAAAAGGAGCTTGGGAAAAGGCTGAAATGCCAAACATTTATTACTCCTTAAAGTGTTACTTCTTCCCAGTTAGTAATGGACTCATTCCATTTATATAATTTATCATCTGTAGGCATAGCTACAGGTGCTTCCCATAGCCATGTTGTATTGTTTAATGTCCATGATGGATAAGGTTGTGGTGCGTAAAATGCGTCATTAGTAGAGTCGTATGTATATCCAATACCAGCGTAGTTTTTACGAAAAGGTGTACCACCTAATTTGTGAACCCCACCCACAGTATTAAAAGAAGTTCGTTTACAGACTTGACCACGAAATAAACCATACTGTTGTTCCCAGTCAAAGTTTCCTTCTTCTTTTCCTACAATAACTTCAGTAACTATGTTGTTTTCGTCTAAAAATGCATAATGTGCCATGTCTTTTCCTTAGTTAAGCTGGATGTTGCCAGTGCCAGCAGTAAAGGTTGTGACTTTAAATCCACCTGAAGTTGCAGTTGAAAAAGTTAACCCACCGCCTGGATTAGTTAATGTTGCGCTATCAGAATATTTAATGATGACAACACCAGAACCGCCTGAACCATTTGAACCTGAACCACCAGCACCACCACCACCACCTGTGTTTGCTGTTCCAGCAGTACTTACTGCACCACCACCACCTGTACCAGCAGTTCCGTTATTAGGAGAAACTTCACCCCACCCTGCACCGCCACCACCTCTAGTAACTGATGAACCTGTAATTGAGCTTGCAGAACCATTACCACCATTACCGCCAACACCACCGCTTGTGTTAGCCGTACCTACTGCTCCTGCTCCACCGCCACCACCGCCTGCCGCACCAGCAAATGCAGTATGTCCTCCACCATTATTACCTTGACCTACAGTTCCAACACCACCAGCAGAGGTAGTTCCAGTACCACCAGAAGCATAGGCAGACCCACCTCCTGAACCGCCTGTTCCACCTATAAAATTAGCTGTATTCTGAATACCACCTCTACCACCACCAAGAGATGTTATGGTAGAAAACACAGAATCATTGCCTACTGTTTGACTTGCACCACCTGCTCCAACAGTAACTGTATATGAAGTACCAGGAGAAACAGATAATGTTGAAGTTCTATAACCACCCGCACCAGCACCAGCAACTCCTCCGCCGCCACCGCCACCAGCAATAACAAGGTATTCAACTGAATATGGATATCCGGTTGTATTAACAAATTGCCATGCAGAGCCAGTATAAACTTCATATTTAGATTCTGTTGTATTGTAGCGAATCATGCCAGTTGCAGGAGAACCTGGTCTTTGTGCTGTTGTTCCTACTGGTAAATCAAAATATCCTGTAGATGAATTACTTTGGTCTGATACTGCTGCGGGAGGTAAGCTAGTGCAATTTGTTAGTGTACCGCTAGATGGAGTTCCTAAAGCTGGAGTAACTAATGTAGGGCTTGTAGCAAATACTAAAGAGCCTGTTCCTGTTTCATCTGTAACTGCTGATATTAAGTTAGCAGAACTTGGCGTAGCAAGAAATGTAGCAACATTAGAACCTAAACCAGAAACACCTGTAGATATAGGTAAGCCTGTAGCGTTGGTAAGTGTAGCAGAAGCTGGAGTGCCCAAAGCAATAGCATTACCACTTGCATCTACATATAAACCTTTTTCAGCAGGATAAGTTACAAATACATTCTTTGTGCCTGCACTAAAGTTTACTAGAGAACCACTATTGCTAGACTCTAATACAGTATCACGAGATAAAGTAGTACCTGAAGATGTATATGTACCTAGACCTACTTCAAACTCTGTACCTAATACAATAGCGTAGTAAGTAGTATTACCATCACCTATAACAGAGAATGCTTGAAAGCCAGTAACTGCACCAGCAAGCGTAAACGTGCCTGTGCCTGTAGTAGTAGAAGTCTCTTGGACTCTATCCTTGACGACTAACGCCATGGTTTATCCTTACGCTAATGTAACTGAAAGATTGCCTGTTGAAATCTTAAAGATATCACCAGTATCAATTGTTTTAGATGTATCTAATGCTGTATGGTATAAAAGATTACCACCTGTAATTGCATCATTAATACCAATCCAACCTACTGTACCAAAACTTGCTGTAGCAGTTGGAAATGTAACGTCTGCATCATTTAATACGTTACCAGATGTGCCTGAAGCTGTTGCAAATGATACTGCTGTTCTAGCATAGCCAGTACCAACTGTGCTAACTTCTGTACCACTACCTGCGTCTGTAGGGTCTGAAGTCCATAGTGATACGTATATGTTAGCTGGTGCTGTGTATGTTGTTGCGTTTAGAGTTGCATTTAAAAGTGCGTTCTCTAAAAAGTTACTCATTTCTGCCATGATTTTTCCTTTATCTTGGTGTTACGTTTAATGTGGTGTATGCGTATGTTTTACCTAAGTCACTTGTTTTAATATTAGCAATAGCTCTATCATATAATGATGACCATGTTACTACTCTTGGGTCGTTCATAAGATATGGTTCTGCTTCTGCTAGAGTTGCGTAAAGTAAAGCATCTGGGTAATATGCTAAATATAAGTTACTTGATGTTGTAGTAGAAATGAATGTAGGTTGAGCATAGTATAAAATTTGAATGGTGTAATCTGTATCTTGAGTAGGTGCAAATTGAAACTCTGTACCTAACATTGTAAAGTAGTGTGCACGACCTGATAATGATGTTTGACCATTACGGAAGAACAAGTCAGGTGATTGAAACTCTAAGACAATAGGTGGATTACCCTGAAAGTGCATCTCTCTTAACTCTAAGAAGTCACTAGGAAATGCTACCTTGCTATCTGTAGGTGTAGTTGTTGCTACTTTTAACATAGCTTCTGTTCTTAAGTCACGACTCATTCTTAACTGTGCCATCTGAATAAAATCAGGTATGACAGTTGTCAAGTCTGTTCGTGCTAAGTAACTCTCTACTGTAGTTACAAAGCTAGTATAGGTTGTAAATGCCATCTAATTGTCCTTTTAGTCTATCCCAGCACTTGTCCATCTCATCTTTATGCCATTCACTTGCAGCTAATGAGCTTAACCATGCTGTTCTGTCAAAATATGTTAAGTTTTCTATGTCTTTAATGTTATTGGATACAGGGTTTGCAGGGCTATAAGGTGAACCTATGACAGGCACACCACGAATAAGTGCTTCTACATCTGCGACACTACCAAAACTCACAATGACATGAGCTTTTTCTAATGTTTGTTTAAAGTCACCTTCGCCTTTACGCTTAATGACAATCTTTCTCTCTGTATGTTTTCTAATCTCTTCTACTGTTCTGTCTAACCAATTAGAAGTTTGGTAAATATAAGCTATCTTCTCTGCCGGTGGTAACACAACTACGTTTTCACCACTACGATACTCGTGAACTTTAGGTGTTTCTCTATCTGATACACGCCAATCTGTGCAATGATAGTTATTTACACAGAATCTAGCCCATTCTAATTCAGACGACCTGTGAAAGTAGCCATGGTCTATCAGAATATAAGGTATGTTTTGTTCTCTACAGGCTATTTGTATCTTATCTGCGCCCTGTAAATTACCTACTACGACTGGAATAGACTTACCATCCCATTCTCTTGTTAAAATGCCCTTACAATGCTTTTGCAAACGTTTTAAGACGTTATCTCTGCGTTCTATGCCACTCAGTATTAACTGCATTTAAAACCTGTTCTACGGTGATTGCTTTGCTTTTTAGAAGGCAATGTTGACATACGCTATCATAAGTCCCACATGGCTCTGAACCGTCATGTATATTTCTATGGGTATCATATCCTAAGTGCCTTGGTGAAGTAAATCCTGTCCATATCACTACGGAAGGTATGCCTAATGCTGCTGCTGCATGATGTAAACCACCATCTGTGCCTACAAATAACTTTGCTTTGCTTAACATCTGCAATGCGTTTCTAAAGGTTGGTGTTTCTACCCAAGTTGTTTTCTTATCAACTGTTACATCACCCAACTGTATCCATGGTAAGTCATGTTTTAATAACTCATCCCAACCATGCCATGCTTTATTAACTGTGTGTGCATAGACTCTTTTAACATTAGGTTCTACTATTATGTAGTCACCTTTTATCTTATCTATGACTTCTTGTTCTTCGTGACTAAAGTATATTTCGCCTACTCTAGGTTTGTAGTCATCATTAAATAATAACCGACCATTCTTAGTGCCTTTGAGATATGGTCTATGACCTTGATAGTTTTTAACCCATACTACGTCTGTATCAGAGTTACTAGCCATTCTAGGATTATTAGCAAATACTTGACCATCCCATGACATTCTAACGCCATCACCTAACTTAACCTTTTTACCGGTTCTTTCGTTAGCTTCTTTAGCATCACCAGATGCCATTAACCAATCACCAAGTCCCATTTAACTGTTTAGCTACCTTATTAATAACTTCTTTCCAAGTATCATTATCTTGGTAAATAATTCTCATGTGACGATACCAAGGCATACTAGGTTGAGCATAACGCCATTGATGCCATGTAGGAACTAGACACCATGTCTTTACTCCCATAGCTGCTGCACAATGTTGAGCAGTTGTATTTACACCTAATACTAAATCACATTCAGCTATTAACGCTGCTGTATCATCATAGTCTTTTGCACTTGTCGCAAAATCAAAGTATTTAACACCGTCTAATTTGCGTTCTACGCTATAATCTAAACTGACTATCACATAGTCTTTGAGCTTTAATAATGGCTCTATGTCTTCCTGTGTTAGCTCACGACCTTTAGCGTTAGTATGTTTAATACCACCTTTAGTCGTAAGACCTATAACTTTCTTACCCCATGAGTCAAATAAGCCACGCCACATAGTGCGTCTTTCAGGGTCAGCTTTTAGATAAGGTGTGCCAGGAAAGTCTTTATTCGTATGTCTAAAGAACTGTGGTAAACCACCTATGGCACATCTGT